TAGAGTAAGAACTATTTCGGGAACAAGTGTGGGAGATGGTAATAATACCACCGAAAATTCCTTTATTGATATGGGATATCAACCTATTCAATTAAACACTTACAATTCTTTGCCAAGTCCAAGAATAGTTTGTTCTGATGTAAATCAAAATGAATATCTAACAAATCTTCCCAGGAAAAAGTCATTCACGACTGCAATTAATTTTAATACAACAAATAAAAATGTATCCCCAATATTACATTTAAATACTGCATTTACAGAATTCTTTAATAGTCGTTTGAATAGTCCTGTTTCAGATTATACTACCGATAATAGAGTAAATTCTATTCTGGAAGATCCACATGCAGCTGCTTACTATAGCAGAGTTGTTCAACTTGCAAATCCAGCAACATCGTTAACAGTCATTTTATCCGCATATAGACACGAATCTGCTGATATTAGAGTTCTTTATAGTCTTATAAGACCAGATTCTAGTGAAGTAGATGAAGAATTTGAATTGTTCCCAGGATACGAAAATCTTAGATCCGTATCTACTGGATATGAAGTGATTGATCCTAATAAAAATACTGGACATTCTGATGTTAATATTCCATCCAGTATCGATGATGAATATTTAGAATATGAATACAGTGCGGATAATCTTGGATTGTTTACTGGTTTTAGAATTAAGATTTTGATGAGTGGAACTAATCAGGCACAACCTCCAAGAATTAAAGATTTTAGGGCATTAGCAGTTAGATGATTAAAGTAGAAGGACATGTAAATCTCTATAGAGATGAAAAAAGTGGCGCTATCATTAATACTGATAGCGCATCATATGATAAGTATGTAAAAACAATTGAAAATGCCGAAATAAAAAAACAAGAACTTGATAAGATAAAAAGTGATATTGATGAAATTAAATCTTTGTTGAGGGATCTTTTAAATAAACAATATCAATAGGGCAATTAGTTATCATATAAATACTTAAAAGTACATTGATCCCAGAATAATGGCAGTTTATGTATCAAATATTGTTATTGAACAGGGATATGATTTCGAGACTACCTTTGAATTAGAAAATTCTATAACTAATGAACCATTAGATTTGTCTACTTATGAATTGCCTAATGCAGTAATTAGAAAAACATATTCAAGTTCCAATATTTCGGCAACTTTTTCTAGTGAGTTTGTTGATGCTGTTTTTGGTAAATTTTTACTAAAATTAACTGCTGCAGAAACCACGTCACTAAAACCGGGGAGATACTTATATGATGTAAAATTAACAACTCAAGGTACTGGTCTTACTTCTAAAGCAGTTGAAGGATCAGTTATAGTTAGGGGAGGAGTAACTAAGTAATGCCTACTATAAAAGCAAGAGTTGGTTCTCAAAACGTAGTAAGAGTTCTATCTCAACAAACATCTGCAGTATCAAAACTTTTAAATTTAAGTGATGTAGAGTCAACAAAAAAGGATACTGACGGTGTAATTTTAGTTTGGAATAGGCCAACATCTCAATTTATCATGACAAGTGTCATTGATAATGAGATTGGAATAAGTGATTTGACAGAATCTTATAATGCAACCACTGGAGCATTAATTGTATCTGGTGGTGTTGGTGTTGGGGGAAATCTTAATGTTGCAGGTATTGCTACCTTTGGAAGTGCATCTGTTACTGTTGATGGTGATAATGAGATCGTAACAGTTGGTAGTGGAGTAACTCTTAGTGGTGAGGATGGTATTCGTACCAAAAAACTAACAGTAGACGGCGATTTTGTGGCAAGAAATCTCACTATTAGTGGGATTGCTACTTTAGCCTCTGAAGGCGGAATTACAACGACTGGTGGAAATTTATATGTAGGAAGAGATTTATACGTTTCCGGAGTATCTACATTTATCGGTAATGCCACATTTAGAGGTGGCACTATTGGAATTGGTGATTCTACTAGTGATGATATTAATGTATCAGGCGAATTTATTTCGGATTTAAATCCAAATTCTGATGGTCTATATGATTTAGGTATAATTGGAAAAAGATGGAGGAACGCTAGATTTTCTGGTTTAGTTACTTCAACGACTTTAAATGTTGCCGATACAGCACTAATATCAGGAATATCAACTTTTGCAGAAGCAGTTTTTGTCAATGGAACTCTTACTGCTGGTCTCATTGATGGAGGAGAATACTAATGGCAAAACCAAGCACAAGACAAGGATTAATTGACTATTGTCTTCGCAGATTAGGGGCACCAGTTCTTGAAATTAATATTGATGATGATCAAATTGATGATTTGGTTGATGATGCAATTCAATATTTTAATGAAAGACATTTTGACGGTGTTGAAAGAATGTATCTTAAGTATAAAATTACTCAAGATGATATTGATAGAGGAAAAGCAAGTGGAACTGATGGTGTAGGAATAGTAACCACAACAGGAACTTCCACAATAGTTGGAACAGCAACTACATTTAATTATTATGAAAATTCAAATTATATTCAGGTTCCAGATTCGGTCATCGGAATAGAAAGTATTTTTAAATTTGATACCAGCACAATTTCTGGTGGAATGTTTAGTATTAAATATCAATTGTTCTTGAATGATTTATATTATTTCAATTCCGTAGAACTTTTACAATATTCAATGACAAAAAGTTATTTGTCGGACATTGACCATCTTTTAACGACAGATAAACAAGTTAGATTTAATAAGAGACAAGACAGATTATATCTTGATATTGATTGGAAAGCGCAATCTGAGGGAACTTTTATAGTTCTTGACTGTTACAGAGCATTAGATCCAGCATCATTCACTCAGGTTTATAACGATAGTTTTGTTAAAAGATATTTGACTGCTCTTATGAAGAGACAATGGGGTCAAAATTTAATTAAGTTTAATGGGGTTAAACTTCCTGGTGGAATAGAACTAAATGGAAGACAACTTTATGAGGACGCTGAAAGAGAATTAGATGCAATTAAACAATCAATGGCAATGGAATATGAACTTCCACCAATGGACTTGATAGGGTGATTCAACATGGCTCTTAATCCATTTTTTCTTCAAGGCACTTCCGGTGAGCAAAATTTACTTCAGGATTTAATTAATGAACATTTAACTATTTTTGGTTTAGAAGTTCATTATTTGCCTAGAGCTGTTTTTAGAACTGACAACATACTTCAAGAAGTTGAGTCATCAGTTTTTGATGATAATTTTGTTCTTGAGGCATATCTAGACAATTATGAAGGATATGCTCCAGATTCGGACATAATGACCAAATTTGGATTGAGATTGAAAAATGAAATTAAATTAATTGTATCTAAAGAAAGATTTGAAGATTTTATTGGAGCATATTTGGGTGGACAAAATTGGGCTATAGATAATAATTTTATTACTGATAGAGAAAAGTATTTGGTAAATAGACCGGCGGAAGGAGATCTAATTTGGTTTCCTCTTGGAGAAAGATTATTTGAAATTAAAAGAGTAGAAGCAGAGAAACCATTTTATCAATTAAACAAAACATATGTTTATGAACTGCATTGTGAATTATATGAATATGAGAATGAAGTTATAGATACCACTTCAGATCTTGTAGATAGTTCCGTGGTTGATGAGGGATATATTGCAACAATGACCCTTGCTTCTATTGGTGTTGATGCTTCTGCGACAGTTAGTGTTGGCGGAACTGGAATGGTTAGACAACTCACATTAACTCATGATGGGATTGGATATAATACTACTCCTACAGTAACAATATCACCACCTTCTTCTGGTATAGGTACAGCAACAGCAGTTGCGATCACCACCAATACCGGAACAACATATTCCGTAAAATCATTAAAAATTACTAATCCAGGATTTGGATATATCAATACACCAACGGTCACTATCACTGGTGGAGGAGGATCTGGTGCTAAAGCAACCGCAACTTTAGGCAATAACGGAATATCAACATTCTCCGTCAATCCAGACAACACAGGTTATTACAATACCACTCCAACTGTCACAATTACTGGTGGAGGAGGTTCTGGAGCAGTAGCAGACGCCGTTGTTGTTGATGGATCTATAACTTCATTCCATATCGTAAATACCGGAATCGGGTATACAGAATCTCCCACAGTTACTGTATCTGGAGTTTCTACAACTGGCATAGGAACATTTGCATTTAATGAGTTAATTACGGGTCAATCTTCTGGTGCTACAGCTCGCGTTAAAGATATTGAAATAAATTACATCCCAGTTGGTGGTGGATTTGATACAGATAATCCAAATAAGTATTTAAAACTTGGAAATGTGACAGGAACATTTTATGTGGGAGAAACTGTCATAGGAGCAGCATCTTCTGCCGTCTATATAGTTAAATCATATGACGATGACTCTTCTGGGGATGAATATGATATTAACGATAGTATTGAATTGGAAGCAGATTCTATAATTGATTTTACGGAAAGTAATCCATTTGGAGAATATTAATGTTAGGCACTTATTTTTATCACGAAATTATACGAAAGACAATCATATCTTTTGGTACACTTTTCAATAATGTTTATATAAAACAGTTGGATAAAAGTGGTGCTGTTGCCAATCAGCAAAAAGTTGGTCTTTCTTATGGACCAATGCAAAAATTTCTTGCAAAAATTCAACAGCAGGATGAAGCAACAAAATCAGTTGCTATCAGTCTTCCAAGAATGTCATTTGAAATGACAAGTATTCAATATGATTCTACAAGAAAGGCAGGAGTAACTCAAACATTTAAGGCAGTTGACTCTTCTGATGGAAACAAACTGAAAAAGGTATTCATGCCAGTGCCATATAATATTGGATTTGAATTGAATATATTCAGTAAATTGAATGATGATGCTTTACAAATTGTTGAACAAATTTTACCATTTTTTCAACCATCATTCAATTTAACTTTGGATCTTGTAGATTCTATTGGAGAAAAAAGAGATACTCCAGTTGTTTTGGATAGCATTGATTTTCAAGATGATTATGAAGGATCTTTTCAGACTAGAAGAGCACTTATATACACTTTGAGATTTACAGTAAAAACATATCTATTTGGTCCTATTGCATCTAGTGCTGAAGGTCTTATTCGTAAGGTTCAGGTTGATATTGCAAATACAACCAATACTAATACTGCAACAAGAGAAATGCGATATACTGCAACTCCAAAAGCACTTAAAGATTATAATGCAGACAATATAATCAACTCTGCAGATGATGCTTTGATTGAACCAGGGGATGATTTTGGATTTAATGAAAATTGGGATATTCTTCTAGACAGTAAAACTTATAGTCCAACACAACAACAAGATATTTAAAGATTATGAATGATAATTATGATGCTATCGATAAAGCTCTGAATACAGAGAGTGATATTGTAGAGTCAAAACCAAAAAATTTAGATATCATTAAACCAAAAGGAGATGATATTAAAAAAGATTATGAATATACTCGTGCAAATTTATATTCTCTAATAGAAAAGGGTCAAGAGGCGATTAATGGTATCATGGAGGTCGCTGAAGAAGGATCTAGTCCTAGAGCATATGAAGTTGCGGGTCAGTTAATTAAGAGTGTTGCAGACACTACTGATAAGTTGATTGATCTACAGAAGAAATTGAAGGACGTAGAGGCAGATACAAAGAAAACTACAAATAATGTGACAAATAATGCCGTGTTTGTTGGATCAACATCAGAACTTCAAAAAATGCTGAAGCAAGGTTTTCTAAATAATAATAACGCAAACAATAAAAATGAAGAAGTGTAAGCAGGGACATTACTACTGCTATAAAGATAAAAAGTGCAAGCGAATTCCTCTCGGATATCGTGTAGGTCTTGGTGGTTGGTTGCGTAAAGAAAAAGAAGAGGAAAAAGACGAAAACACAGAAGAGAATGGAAATCACAAGAATGGCGATGGAAATGGGAATGGGAACTCTAATGGGAGTTCTGATGGTGGAGGCGTCTCCGAAGGTTGGAGTCAAAAGTATAAAAGGTCCATCGATTGCAATAACCCAAAAGGAT